ATGACGACTCTGGCGGAGGCGGAGGCGGCGGTGGAGGAGGTAAAGGCAAAGGAAAAGGCGGTGGTGGTGGAGGCGGAGGTCTCCAACCAAAAGGTGCTCAAGTTGACATGGGCAAGATTGCCGAAGGGGACAACCAATTGAAGAAATTCTTTGAAGACCTCTTTGGTCGAATTGGTGAACTCTTAGCCAAATTCAAAGCTGGATTCGATGCCGCATTCCACTCCGAAGGTTTGGAACGAATGAAAGTGGCTCTCGAACGAATCGGAGCTACCCTACAAGAAATCTTCACGGATCCAAAAGTCGTCCAATCGTTCAATGATATGTTGGACAAGTGGGCTTATGCTTTGGGTCAATTTACTGGTGCGATTGCTTCTGTTGGAGTGGGAATCGGTGTATTCCTTACTGAATCCATTGCAAATGCATTGGACAACCACAAAGAACAAATCAAGAAAGCTCTTGTCAATACAATGGATGCGACAGGGGACATGATGAAAGCTGCTGGGAACATTGCTCAAGCTATCGGCGATTCCATTTACAAGGTATTGACGAGCGAAGGGGCTGTGAAGATAGGTGAAGCCATCGCAGGGGCGTTCATTAGTCTATACGTTGATATCAAAGAAATCGGAGCGAAACTTGGTCGTGACTTGATGAAGGCTTTCGAGACGATTATCACGAAGAATGCTCCGAAACTCACAGAAGCATTCAATACAATGTTGAAGAATATCGCTCCAATCTTCAAGACGGTCGAAAAAGCCGTTGAAGATGTTGGCTCGATGTTTAAACGTGTGTACGATAATAGTATCGGACCATTGATTCTTCAATGGGGTGATATGATATCGGGATTGGTTGGGACGATTATTGATGGATTCAACAATCATGTGAATCCAATACTTGAGAAAGTTGGAAAAGCATTTGAAGGTGTATACAAGCAATTTGTGAAGCCTATGATTGATTCATTAGGCAATGCCATCTCGAGCATTGTGGAAGCTATAAGCAGGATTTGGACAGCACTTGAACCACTATACAACTTACTTGCTAGTGCATTAGGTCCGATTCTTGGAGTTATTGCTGGATTGTTAGGTGGACTCTTGCTTGCTGCTATCGCTGGAATCTCACTCGCATTGAAAGGCTTATTCGATTTCTTAAGTTGGATTTTTGATATTCTTGGAAATGGTGTGACCGCAATCGCTGAATTTGCTGATAAGGCAATGACAGCAATCCCAGAAGGCTTCCAAGCTGCATGGGATGGTATTGTGGCGATATTCGGTGGAATCGGTCAATGGTTTACGGATCGTTGGAATGACATCGTGACAGCATTCAGCGATGTAGCGACATGGTTTTCAACGATGTTTACAAACGCATGGAACAGCATCGTGAATGTGTTCAAGGCTATTGGACAATGGTTCAAGGATAGATGGAACGATGTGGTGAACGCACTATCGAATGTGGCGACATGGTTCGGAACGATGTTCAAGAATGCATGGTCTAATATCGTGAACGTGTTCAGCGTAGCAGGTTCATGGTTTAGCGGCATTTGGGGAGGCATCAAAGCGGTGTTCTCTGGTGTGGTTGAATTCTTCCGAGGAATCTTCCAAGGAGCTTGGAACACCATTACAAGCATCTTCTCAACAATTCCAAATTGGTTCAGCAACATCTTCTCAAAAGCATGGGCAGGCGTTCGAGATGTCTTCTCTACTGGTGGTCGAATCTTCATGGGAATTACCGAAGGGATTCTCGGAACGTTCAAGACGGTCGTGAATGGAATCATCGGAGGTATTAACCGAGTAATCACCATCCCATTCAATGGAATCAATGGAATCCTTGATGGGATCCGTGGAATTAGCGTGATGGGTGTGAGCCCATTTGCTTGGATTGGTAGAATCAGCACTCCTCAAATCCCAATGCTGGCTCAAGGGGGATTCGTTAAGGCGAACACTCCACAATTGGCAATGATTGGGGACAACAAGCACTACGGGGAAATTGTGGCACCAGAAAACAAGATGCTTGCGATGGCTCGTGAAGCTGCTCGATTATCGAAAGATTCGAACAGTAGTGCGGAGGTAGTGATGCTTCTAAGACAATTAGTCACACTTGTGGGTGGATTGGACTTGAACATCGATGGCGAATCGGTTACGAGAAAAATCTTTGACATCGCAAATGGAATACAACAAAGAACTAATCAACCATTATTAGATTTCTAGGAGGTGCATAGAGTGAGCGAAATTACAGTCAATGGAGTTGCTCTTGCATCTCCTACATCAATATCACATAGCGATGAAATCATTTGGAGCTCTGGGACTGGTCGAAGTGCGAACGGGCTCATGAGCGGTGATGTCATTGCAAACAAAACAACAATTCAAATCTCTTGGGGAATCTTAACTCAAGATGAATACAACGCCATTCGAAATATCCCAAGCGGGTTCTTCAATGCGGTCGTGCAAGGTAAATCGATTAGAGCATATCGAAGCACGGTCACAGGAACTTGCATGGGAACATTCAGCGATGGCATAACGTACTACAACGATGTATCAACATCGTTCATTGAGCAATAGAGGTGATGAAATGCTGGAAACAACTCAAGAGTATAGAGATGCGATTGTGTCTGATGTTCGAGTGATTCACGCCTCCTTCACGCTCAACAATCAGACTTACGATAAGTCACATCTAAAGAAAATCGAACATGATGCTTCCATCTCTGGAGGCTCATCGTTCGTCCCTGGTGGCACATTCATCAATTCCCTATCTGTCGAATTGAATCAGATAGTCGAAGGAATTGAGGAGATGATGCCATCAACAGCGAGCCTCGGTGTTCAAACAATTGACGGTCAAGCGGCAATGTTGCCCCTTGGTCGTTTTTTTGTGACCGAAATCAAGCTCGACCGTAACTCTAAAGTTACAAAATTAAAGCTTCAAGATGAATTCGTGAGATTGCTTGGTCCGTATGAGAGTAAACTCTCGTATCCAACAGGAACACGAGAAGTCTTCCAAGAAATCGTGACGATGACTGGAATCCCTGTGAGCGATGCAATCAGTCTCCCAGATGTGTCCATCAAGACCAAATTAGAGAAGGCGACATTCAGAGATGCAATCATGTATCTTGCTCAATTGGATGGCACGTTCGCACGATTCAATCGTGATGGCAAGCTCGACTTCATCGATTTGAAGGCTACAACGAAACAAATCACGAGAAGCCAATATGGAGCTACTGGGCTAGTACGAGACGAAATCAAGTACAAGCTCGGATCTATTGAATGTACTGTCGATAAGACCAAGATTGTGGCGGGTAATCGTTCGGGGAACAAGATGGTTCTCAAGAATCCATGGATGACTCAACAATTGCTCGACCGTTTATACAACAAGTATCGAGATTTGAGCTTCTATCCATACGAATTATCATGGCGAGGCGATATCGACACCGAGCCTGGCGACTGGGTCTCAATTTATTGGGGGAAAGAGAATACACGATTCGACATTCCTGTGTTCTCGCATCACATCACATTCGATGGTGGATTGAACTCGAAGACAAATGCGAAAGAATCGGGGCAATCTCAATCACAATACAAGTATCGTGGACCCGTCCAAGAAAAACTTGATTACATTGAGAGCCTTACGACCAAGATTGGTCGCTTGTATTTGGACGAGGCTGAACCTATCAATCCTAAAGAGGGCGACAAGTGGATGAAGCCTAGTGGTGGATATGCCATCATGTATGAACGTGTGGACGGTCAATGGGTTCGTAAGGTGGATACCGCTGACCTGAACAAGATTATCGAGACGATAACGACTGATGAAGTCATTGCTAAGAAGATTAGTGCTGGCTTGATTCAATCATTAGAAATCAACGCACGACAAATCACAGCAGGCTCACTCGATTTGAATCGAATCTCCATCACGAATGGCAGCAAGCCAATCATGGAAGTTCGAGATGGCAAAATCTACTTCGATGTATCAAGTGTCGAGGACTTCAAGAAGCCAATCAAAGAAGTCGAAGCAAAGCTCGAGATGAAGGCAGACAAGCTCATCACAGAAGACCAACTCAAACACTTGCAAGACCAACAATTGGTGATGATGCAAGAGATGAAGGCGAAAGCGACTCTTGAAACGGTCTTAGAGTGGAAGGCTAAGTATGAAGCATTCGTAAAATCGAACGAATCAGACAGAAAGCAAGCCCAAGATGACCTCGTGTCGCTCTCTCAACGTATGGTGGGAATTCAAAACGACTTAGGCTCTATGACAGCTATTTGGAACGCTATTGACCGCAATATGAAATTCGGGAATGAAGGGCTCTCAATTGGGAATCCTCAAGGAGATAGCTCGATTCTTGTGTCCGACAATCGAATCTCGATGATGTCTGGTGGTCGAGAAGTCATGAGTATTTCGCAAGGTGTGATTCACATTGACAATGGGGTGTTCACGAAATCGATTCAAATTGGCTACTATGTGGAATCTCAATACAATGTGAATCCAAAATTCAACGTAATTCGTTACGTAGGACCGTAGGAAGGAGGTAAAAGATGGGAATTCAATACTTCGATGGGAACTGGCACACTTATATTCGATATGAAGTGAGCACACTCTCCCAAGACCGTGTGGCAAACACTACGACCGCACGAGTAAGCTTGTACATCGGGAATGACCCCGGTGGATATGAAATCCAATTTGACCCAACCTACGGGGCATACATGGGAGTGCAACTTGCGGGGCAAAACAAGTACTTAAAAATTGAG